GCCTTTGACATCGTGGGGACCGCCCTGGCAATGATCATGATGCGGGTCGATGCCGGCGTGCGCGCGGCGTGGGCGCTGCTGCATGGCAATCTGGATGAGGCCAAGACCTACCTCAGGGCCGCCATGGTAGCCATCAGCGCCGAGCAGGCCGACCTGGAGGACCGCCTCAAGGCCCGATTCGAACTGACCGTCTCGACCCCGCCCAAGCCAGCCGCTCGCCCGAATGCGCCCACCGGGGACCTCCCGGAAGATCCGGCCGCACTCGCGGCCCAGCGCGCCCAGGCCATGCAGGCCACCCTTGATCGCGAACTGGCGCTCGTTCGCGCGGCAGCCAGCCTGCGTACAGCGGCCGAGAAGAGGGCGTTCGACGAGGGTCTCAAGGACGTTCAGGCCTACTACGCCGAGCGTCGCCGGATTGCCGAAGAAGCGCAGGCCAAGGAGATCGAGGTCCTCCAGCAGAAGCGCGCGCTGCTGGCCAGCGAGCCCGACCCCAGCCGCCGCAGCGACGAGCAGGGAAAGCTCGACGCCGAGATGGCCAAGGCCCGCCTCGAGTACGAAGACCAGACCGCCGTCCTCCTGGCTGAAGAGCGCGATGCGGTCCAGAAGCTCGCCGAGGAACGGCTCGCCCTGGAGAAGACTCTGCTCGAGGCCCAGGGCCGCCGGCACGAAGCCGCGCTCCTGGGCATCGACGAGGAGATCCGCCGGGCCGATCTGCTGCTCAAGAAGCAAGGTGCGTCCGATGCGGAGCGCGAGTCGACACTCGCCCGGATGCGCCGGTCGATGGAATCCGGCGCCAACTTCGACGATACCAAGCGCCAGGCCGAGGCCGCGTTGGCGGACCTTGACGCCACCCGCTCCGAGATCGAAGCCCGCGTCTCGGCGGGTCTGCTCTCACAGGTCGAGGGTGAACAGCAGATCCTGGCCATCGAAGCTGAGCGCCTGGTCGCCCTGCAGAACCTCGCGACTGCCCTGGAGCAGGCCGCCTGGGCCACCGGCGACCCGGAGCGGATCGCTCAGGCCCAGGGCTTCACTGCGGCTGTGCGCGACCTCGGGTTCGCCGTCGAAGGCGCTCGTGCATCGTTCGTGGCTTTCGGCAAGACCGCCCTCGATAGTGGGCGCGACGCCCTGACCGAGTTCTTCGACACCGGTATCACCGGCGCGAAGTCCCTGGGAGACGCCTTCCGCAACCTGGCCCTGTCCATCATCGCCGACCTCAAGCGCATGGCTGCCCAGCTTCTGGCCACGGCCATCATGAAGAAGATCGCCGGGGTGTTCAGCGATGGCGGCCAGGTCGGCGGCGCCGACAAGAAGGCTACCGGCGGCGTCCTGGGCGGCATCGGCACCGGCACGTCGGACTCGAACCTCGCCTGGTTCTCGCGCGGCGAGTACCTCGTGCGCGCCGCGGTGGTCCGCGAACCCGGTGTCCTGCGCCACCTCGAGGATCTGAACCGCCGTGGGATCCAGGCGCTGGTCCAGAACCCGGTCCTGATCGAAGCGCCCGTGCCCAGGTTCGCCGAAGGCGGCCTGGTCGACGGGCCCGCCCCCGCGGACCCGCAGGCCTCGAAGGACAGCCAGATGCTGATCGGCCTCGAAGAAGGCCTCATCCTGCGCCACCTTGAGAGCCCGGCTGGTCAGCGCATCCTTGTGAAAGCCATGGCCAAGAATCGCCGAGCGATCCGTTCGGCGTTGGGGACGTGAGCGATGTTCACCACCGGAACCGCGACCGACTACAACGACTTGGCCGAGCGGTTGCACACGTTCCTGACCGCCAAGGGCTCGGCCTTCGGGCTCGCCTACACGGGGACCGGCAATGGCAGCCTGACCGGTTACTCCGGCGGAGCGGCGTCGGTGGCCGAGACTTTCACCATCACGGCCACCTCTCCCACGTCCTTTGATGTGGTTGGCGGCGTCACGGGCTCGATCGGCCCTGCGACTGTCGGCACGCCCTTCGCCCATGCGACGCTGGAGTTCCTGATCACTGCCGGGGCGACGCCCTTTGTCGCGGGCGATCAGTTCACCCTGTCGACCGCGCCGAAGTGGACCAGCCTGCGCCGATCCCGCGGCTGCCGGCTCGTGTCCACCCAGGTCAACGAGGGCATCTACGCGGTCCAGAACATGGTGGACGGGAAGCTCGACATCTGGCCGTTCAACATCTCGGGCCTGACCAACCGCTCCTGGAACATCTACACGACGGTCACACTTCCTCAAGAGGTGGAGATCACGTTCTTCGAGCCCGTGACCATCGCTGCCTACGAGTTGACCCTTCACGACACGACCGGCTCGGCTCCCGACGACTGGCAAATGCAGTACTGGGACGGCGCCGCGTGGGTGACGCTCGACACCCGGGTTGGGATCATCTTCTTCAATGGTATCCCCCAGACCTTTACCATCGCCGCGCCTGTGTCGGCGACCCGCTACCGGTGGCACATCACGGGTCTGCGCTACAGCCAGTGCCATATGGGTACGCTGCGCATGTTCCGGCAGGCCGACGGCGTCGATGCGTGCTTCCACGAATACGCCTGGATGGCCCCGGGCAATGATGGCACCTCCGAGATATTCGTCGGCATCCACGGCTTCGAGCGCCAGGACGCCGACTACCACAACTGGGAGATCGCCGGCATGGACGGCTGGGCCTCAGGGTCCAGGCTCTACCAGCAGCCCGGCTTCCAGGGAAATCTCTACCTGCCGCTCTGGAACGCTGCCATCCCCTACTGGTTCATCGCGGACGGGCGCCGCGCCGTCGTGATCGCCAAGATCTCGAACCAGTACGAAATCGCGGTCTTCGGCTTGCTCGAACCCTACTACTCCCCGAACCACTGGCCGTACCCGTTGGTCCTGGGCGGGTCGATGTCCCACGGCGAGTTATCGGCCTGGAACGACACGGACTACCGCTGGTCTCTGTCCGACAACCGCCACCGCATCTTCACCCACGCCGACGTCGGCGGCGCCCCGGTTAGCGCCGGCGAGCGCGATCCATGGGACACCCAACTCCGCGTTCGGAATCTCGACGGCGGCTGGAAAGCAATGGAAGGAACGCAGCTCGACGCCATTGGATCCACGCCCAGCACCTACTACCACATCATCTGGCCGACGCGGTGCGGCCTGTCGCTCCTCGATCCTGGCCCCGGCGCCACCTACGACCTATGGCCGGCAATGCTCATGCTCGGCGACGTCGGAGGCGGCTACAACACGCCGGGGCAGCTTCCGGGCATGGCGCTGGTCACCGGCCAGGGATTGACGGCCGAGACCCTGATCCGGCAGGGCGCCGTCGACTGGATCGTCATCCCCAACGTGTTCCGCAACGACCGCGACGACTTCTGCGCCGTGAGGTTGGACTGATGGCCGCCGCGTACCAGACCGGGATCAGCAGTTCACCCACGAGTCTCCTGCAGGCCCTGGTGACCTGGCTCGCTGGCCAAGGCTGGACCGTGAATCAGTCCGAGCAGGACAGCGCCGGCTGGCGCGCCCACCTCGTGAAGGCGGGCAGTCTGCACCTGAACCTGCGCGCAGCCGAGAACGAGCGGATCTGGAAGCGGGGCATCAGCACCTACCACGACGTGGGCAATGGTGGCTACGGGATCGGCCTGTATCTGGGGACTGGCTGGGATGGCGGAGCCGCCTGGCATGTCCAGGCGGGCGGGCCGATGCGGCCGTACGATCTGACGACGTCCGGCTGCGGCATGAACCTGCCCCAGGGCTCGGTGGCTGCGTACCACTTCTTCGACGACGGCAACGACCACATCACAGTCGTGGTCGAACGCGCGCCCGGGATCTTCTGCCACATGGGTTGGGGACCGTCCCTGGAGCGGGCGTCGTTGCCGGAACCGTTCCCCTACTTCTTCGCCAGCTCGAGCGCCAAGCTCAACACCGCCGAGACGGCCGACATCCTGACCGGCAACCGGCGCGGCATCGACCTGACCGCCTATCCGCCGATGTCCCACACGGACAAGGACTACTCGACGATCTCCGGCAGCACCGGTCTGACCCATTGCACCGCGTTTGTCCGCGTCGATGCGGCTTCGTTCTCTGGCCGCTGGATCGGCGACTGCAAGCCCGAGGACGAGGGCTTCGGCTGGACCGGCCGCCGCATGCGCGACGCTCTGAACAAGTGCACCGAGGCCCTGGGCGGCATGGAAGAGGACGAGTACGTCAACTACCAGTACCTGTGGAACAGCGGGACGAGCGGACCTGGTGAACGCACGCTTCAGAGCGCATTCGGAGGCGCGCTGCTGCTGCCCTTGCACTGCTTCATGGAGGCTGAGCCGCAGAATCGCTGGGCCCCGATCGGCTACCCGCCCACCGTGTTCTGGACCGAGGCTGTCGGCCACGGCTACAGCGCCGGCGACATCTACCAGCTGGGTGGCCAGAACTTCATGCTGTTCCCGTTCTTCGCTGTGAAGAAGGCCGTCTGATGGCCACCGCGGTTCGGGTCCCCGGCCCCTTGATCCTCGGCTCCGCGGCGGCGCTGTCGATCAACTTGACCTCGGCCGCTATCGACCCGATCAGCACGCGCCCTCTGCACGTTGTCGGGATGAACGCGGGCCCCCGCCTGGCTCTGGCCGACCCGCGGCCGGCTGCATTCGAGGTGGGCGGAGGCATTGCCCCAGTCCACGGCATGGCGGTTCTCGGCCGGATCCACGTGATCCCGCGCCGGCATGACCTTGGAGCGGTGGTCTCCGAACAGGAAGCCGAGGTCGAGGTCTGGAACGCCAACATCCAGCGCGCTCAGAGCCTCGAGGAGATCACGGTCGCCGGACCTGCTGGAATCGCGATCGTGGATCACCTTGGCCAGCCGGCGCAGTTCCCGGCATCGAGTTCGCAGGTCTACTTAGTCAAGGTCCTGAGCGACGGCGACGCCCTGATCGACAACCTGGTCACGTGGGTGTTCACCGGGCAGGACCGCCTGGGGACCAACCTCCGGCTGCTGGGGTTCCGGCTGATCCCGTTCCCGTTCCCGCCGAACTGGGCTCAGCCGGTGACCGAGACCTTTGGGTTCATGACCGACGTCATCGTCTCCTACCGGGGCATGGAACAGCGCATTCAGCTGCGCGCTGTGCCTGTGGGCACGATCCGCTACGCGACACTTCTGGACGATCTGCGCGACGCCCAGATGGCGGGCGCCATCATCTTCGGCAACCAGGCCCGGGCGTTCGGCGTCGGCCGCTGGCAGTTCCAGACCAGGCTGCTGCAAGACGCAAGCGCGGGCGACCACGACATCCTCTGCGACACCTCCGACATCCCGTTCGAGCCCGGCGGCATGGTCCTGCTCTGGACCGACCCCTACCACTGGGAGGTCCAGACGATTGAGAGCGTGCTGCCGGACCGCGTGGTCCTGGACTTCGGCCTCATCCAGCCCTGGACCGCGGGGCTGACCATCGTCCTGCCGATCGTGGTCGGCCGGTTGTCGGATGACGAGGGGTTCACCTGGGACGCGCTCGCGATCGGTTCGACCGCGCTCACCTTCGACATCGACGGGTTCCGGCCATGACGTACCTCGGATACGACGTCCTGGAACTCAACTACAACCGCGTCGGGGCATTCGAGGAACGCCTCAAGCGGAAGTTCGTGCTGTTGAGCTCGAAGACCGGCCGGCGCATCGCTGACGAACAGGCCCCAGCCCCCGCGGCAATGCGTCCGTTCACCTGGACCGCGCTCGGCCGCGACGAGATCACGGCCATGCGCGCCTTCCTCGATGCCCGCAAGGGGCGCGCGGTCCCGTTCTGGCTGCCCAGCTTCCAGTGGGACCTCGCCCTAGCCGAGGACATCGCCCAGAACCAGTCCGGCGCGACGGTCAGGTGGGTCAGGTACAAGCAGCAGATGTGGGGCACGACCGGAGCCCGACGCCACCTTGCGCTCTGGTCGCTCGGCAACGGCGCCATGGAATACTGCCGGATCACCGGGGCCACCGATCCGGCCAACTACCTGACCGAGACCCTCACGCTCGACCCGGTGGCCCAGCGCGACTACTCGCGCGCGCAGACCGTGCTGTCGTTCCTGAAGTTCTGCCGCCTCGATGAAGACCGCATCGAGGTCTCCTACCCGAGCCCTCAGGTGGCTGAGGCCACGATCCGGGTCCGTGAACTCCCCCTGGAGGCGCCGCTGTGACCTACGACGCCAGAGAGAAGAGCCGCTATCTGGGCCAGCCCATCGAGGGGTTCCGGTTCACCCAGGGCAGCAACATGTGGTTCTACACCTCGGCGGATCGGGCGATCACGCTGCCGGCTGGCGTGTTCGCCCCGGAAGCCATCGTGCGCAGCGAGCTCGACTTCTCCCAGGAGGACACCGGCGAGACCATCGACCTGACACTGCCGCGCGCCAACCCAGTGCCCGCGCTGTTCATCGGCGACCTGCCGTCCACCCCCGTCTGGGTGACGATCTACCGGGCCCACCGCGGCGAAGAGTCGCTCGCGGTGACCATCTTCAGCGGCAAGGTCGTCCGCGCGCGGTTCGAGGAGTCCGAGGCCATTCTCACCGGCGCCAGCCTGATGGCCATGCTGGCCCGCACGGTGCCAATCCTGGCCATGCAGACCCCCTGCAACCACGTGCTGTACTCGTCGGCGTGCGGCGCCGACCCCGCCGCCTGCCGCGACCTGGTCTCGGTCACGTCGGTCACGGGCGCGACCGTGGTCTCCAACGGGTTTGCCCTGCGCCCCGACCAGTGGTTCCGCGGAGGGCGTCTCGAGTCCACCACCGGCGAAACCCGCTTCATCGTCAGCCACCAGGGCAACACCGTCACCCTGATGTCGCCCATGCCGGGCCTGACGTCATTGGACCAGGTCAGGGCCCACTGGGGCTGCGACCACCTCGAGGCCACCTGCCGGGACAAATTCGGCAATCTCACAAACCACCTGGGATGGTCTCGCCTGCCGGGCCGCAATCCCTTCTCGGGGAGGATCGACTGATGGCCTTCTGGCTCCTGGCCCTGGTCTATATCGTGGGCACGGTCCTCTACGACGTTCTGCGCCCCAAGCCGAAGTTTGACGCGCCGGCGCCATCCAGCCTCGGGGATTTCCAGTTCCCCACGATCGGCGAGGGTCGTTCCATTCCGGTCGTCTGGGGAACCTGCAAGCTGTCGGGCCCCATGGTCACCTGGTACGGCGACCTGCAGGTCCAGGCCATCAAGAAGGAGGTCAAGACGGGGCTGTTTTCCTCCGACGAAATCACCACCGGTTACCGCTACTTCCTCGGCGCCCAGCTGGTCCTGTGCGGTGGCGAGGTCGACGAAGTCCTGAAGATCCGCTTCGATGACCGCGCCCCCCCGGCGAACTACGCCCACCTCCCGGACCTGACTCAGATCCACATCAACGCCCCGAACTTCTTCGGTGGTGAGGAATCCGAAGGCGGTGTTGCAGGCAGCATCTACGTCTACCACGGGACGGCCACCCAGCCGGTGGACACCTACCTCGAGGATCGCATTAACCAGAGCCTGCCCGCCTGGCGGCGCGTCAGCTACGCCGTGTTCCGGCATGTCTATCTGGGGACGAGCCCGTACATCAAGGCCGTCTCGTTCGTGGTCCGGCGCTGCCCGAACGGCCTCGGGCTGTCGGGCGGCGCCGAGAATATCGACGGCGATGCCAATCCGGCGGCCATGATCTACGACATCCTGATTTCGCCGGCTTCGGGGAACGGACTCGGGCTGCCGGTGGGATTCCTGGACGTGGCTGCGTTCCGCGCGGTCGGTCAGACCCTGGCCACCGAGGGTCTCGGACTCTCCATGCTTCAAGACCGCTCCACGACCGCGAAGGACCTCGTCCTTGAGATCCTGCGCCACATCGACGGCGTCATGTACGTCGAGCCCACGACTGGACTCCTGACGATCCACTTGATCCGGTACGACTACGACCCCGAGGCGATCCCGGTGCTCGATGCGGACTCGTGCACGGTGAAGTCGTTCGCCCGGCCATCCTGGGGCGACCTCAAGAACACCGTGCGGGTGGGCTACGTCAGCCGCGACGCCGGATTCATCGAGAAGACCGCTCAGGCCCAGGACCTGGCCTCGATCGAGATCCAAGGTGGCGAGGTCTCGCTCCAGGAGATCACGTTGCGAGGGCTGTCCAATCCCACGACGGCGCAGCAGGCGGCCGCGAGGGCGCTGGCCGCTCTCGCCTATCCGCTGGCCACGATCACGATCGAGGCTGATCGCTCAGCCTGGGCGTTCCGTCCCGGGGCGGTGTTCAAGCTCGTCTGGGACCCGCTTGGCATTGGCGGCATGGTGTGCCGGGCGGTCCGCGTCGGCACCGGCCGGCTCGATTCAGGGAAGATCGAGATCGAGGCCATGGAGGACATCTTTGCCGTGGACTGGACGGGCTATTCGGCTCCGCCGGCTTCCGGGTGGGAAGACCCCTCCGGAGACGCGCCCGCGTTGACCGATCAGGCCGTCCTGGCCGCGCCCTATGAGGCGGCTAAGACCTACGGGAGCCTGACGCCCGGCGTGCAGTTGGCCATCACGCTCGCGGCCCGAGGAGCGACTGGGATCTCCCTCGGATACCGCGCCCATGCGGCCGATGGTGTGGGTGGTTGGGCACCGCCTGTCGACGTCCCGTTCTTCACGCCGTCGGGGGTTCTCAGCACGGCGATCGACGAGCTCACCAGCGAGATTGTCGTGGCTTCCGGCCTGGATACCGACCTGGTCGCTTCGGTCAGCGGCCCCGACTTCTCGCTCGGAGTCAACGTCGCCTGGCTGGCCCATGACGGGCTGGAGGAGTTCATCGCGTTCCAGAACGTGGTCCAGGATGGGGGTGGCATCTCACTGCAGGTCGTCGCCCGCGGCTGCTTGGACACTGCGCCGACGGCGTTCCCCGCCGGCACGCGCGTGTGGTTCATCTCCTACGGCAGCCAGGTCGTGAACATTCGCGGGCCAGTGCCGCCGACCGTCAACGTCAGCAACGACATACGCCTCCAGCCTTTCAACAACCAGAGTGAGTACAACTTCTCGTCGTGCCCGACGTCGCAAGTTGTGGCCCCCACGCCGGCGCGGTCGGCGAAGGTCTACTGCCCGACCGACGTGCGATTCAACGGGGAGAGCTATCCGGCGTCCATCACTGGTGAGTTGTCCGTGTCCTGGTCACACCGGAATCGGCTCGGGACGTGGAGCTATACCGACTCGGGCAAGACGACCACGCCTGAGCCGGGAACCGAATACGATGTTCTCGTTTACGGCGAGCTCGGCACGCTTGTCCATACCGCTGCCGGGCTGACGGGTACGTCTTGGTCGTATCTCGAGGCGACTGAGGTCACCGAGTCTGGCCTGGCTCGGCTCAACAATCATCTGCGGGTGGTCATTCGGACCTACGGAGCGGGGCGAGCTCACGTGGCGATTCGGGAGATCGAGTGGGTGTTCGGCAGAATCTGACGTTTGCAGGGTCCAAGAATGCACCGGACGAACTTTAAGAATCACCGTCCGCGGCGACATGTGGTTACGGCATCTTCTTCCTGCCCAACCTGTCAAAAGCAACACCAAGGCTGACATCAGTAGCCTGATTCTTGGTCGTTAGACAGTGAAATAGGTCCATAGCTCCAATGAGGCCGTTGGCGCAGAAGTAGTCTCCATAGGTCCCGCCCCACTCAAGTCGCCTTGCATCCGGCAAATCATCGCCATGCATGATCTCGCAGCGCAAATCGTAAAACTTCACCAAATCGGATTCAAGCTCTTCTTGTGGATACTTGCTGTTAGTTCCCTTCAACAGCAACGCCATCCGGAACACGAGTTTGCGCGAGACATTATTCCCTTTCCCCGTGATCACAAGTCTTTCCATGCACGCTGAGTATTTTGCAATCTGGCTCGGAAGGTGATCGTCCCGGATGGCCTCGCCGTACCAGCGCAAAGCCTCTAGATAACGCCTCCAGATTGGGGCAGGGGCCTTGTCCGTGGTGAGTGCATGAAGGAGATGGCCGCCAATTGTGAAGAACCACTTCCAGTTGTGGCCGATCACCTCAGCCCAACCATCACCCATCGCAACGCCGCGCATGCTGCTACTGTGCGAGAACAGTAGCCTCCCTTCATGAGTCTCGCTCAGCCAGGCCTTCTGAGTCGGCTCCATCGCTCCGTACCCGATGCGCATTCGTCGCCCTCGTTCTCCCCGTGTAGCGACACAGAGAAGATCGATCGCCGATTGAACGGTACTGATAGCGCGCTCTCGGGAAACACCAGAATGGCATGGATCAATCCAAACGGACGCTATCCACGGAAACGACGAGAAGAACTCACTATTCGCGCGCAAGTACGGGGAAATCTCCCCTCCGTCGGCGGCGGTCTTGAGGAGTTCCATCCCGCTCTGTGAACGTGCTGCGTTGGTCTTCTCGATGTGATCATTTTCCCACTCAAGAATCGCTTGCTGCTTGTCCGCGAGGAACTGGGCGGTCTCGGTAAAGCGCACCGGACCAATCGCGAACCAGTGCGGATTCGTTTCGTGAACTGTCACACACGGGATATGGTGCGTCAGGCCGAGGCTCTTGCGATCGAGCGTCGCGGTCAGTTTCACCAGAATTGCTGACAGATCATCGTCCTCAATATCCCGACCAGCCAACAAGATATCCTCAATGAGCATCTTCTTAACTTCTTTGACGACCACGTCACGGTCGTAATGATCTCGGTTTTCGCTGTACTCATGATAGAGATCGCAGAAATCAAGTACTCTAGCGCCGGCTGCGGCTCCGATAATCGTGGGCGACTTCTTGTCTGTTACCGCCGGCAACATGTGCATTAGATCTTGCTTCGGCTCATGTTTGAGAAGCTCTTCTGCCGGCATTTTGGCGAATCGCACCGCTTCATTTGCGATGAACTGGATGTGTTCCCAAGCTTTTTCGTAGTCGATGGAGTACATAACTACTCGCAAGTTTCTTCTTGGTCGCAAGTGAGCGGCGCTGTCCGGGCAGCTGCTGTCCCAGAAAGTCCAGCGATGGCCTGTCGCCGCGCCCTTTGCAGCAGAGACCGGCTACAGGCTATTCACGAACCACGGCCATGGGCTTGACTACATCGACACCCGCCATTTCGCTGGCAAAAGTGTAGACGATCTGCAATGGAAGTGTCGCGAGCAATTCCTCGCATAGCCATCCGTACTTGCCAGCCCTGATCTTGTCGAAATCCGCTGGCTTGTATCGCGTAATTGAGCCCAAGTAAAACATTGCCGCCGTGGCGGCCGCCAGTGGCGGCAAGAACACCGCCTGGTCAGCAATACAGAGATAGTGCCGATACCCCTCTCCTGTGAGGATGGAACTCAACTGAATTCCACGTAGTTCCGCAGCGAGCGTCTTGAACGTGGGCGCGACGCCCTGCCCCCGAGCGCGCCTCCTGTCCGTCTCAAACCACACTTCACCCTTGTTCGGGGAGGATACTCGCTTGACCGGGCCACTGCAGGACATTCCTTGCCATATCTTCATCGCCTCGCGCTCCTTGTCGTTACGCGGAGCCAGTATCACCCGTGACCAGGCGTGTGAGTCTTTGCAGACGAGCTCGATGCGTTTGACAGGAATGAACTGGTTCTTTGACGAGGCCACCTGCGCGTAGGTGCGGTGCACAGATGGTATTTGGGCGACCACCGTGAGGAACGAAATAGCCCGGTCACCGGAGACCGTGCCGCCCAGTGCGGCTAGAAACTCAGGGAACAGTTGCGAGTGATCGCCCGCGCGGTTCTGGATCAGGATGTTCTGTCCTTCAAGACGAAAGCGTTCACGAATATTCGCGCGGGGGTCAGAGATCCCGTGTCTGGCGGCAGATGGAATTGCTACGTTGCGGAGAAGCAGCAGAACTTTTTCAAGGTTCAGGAAGGAATAGTAGTACAATATCGGCTTGGACCCCAGGCGTGGGGCTGATGCCGCATCATAGAAATCCGAAGCTTGTTCAATGTATGCCCGAGCCTCAGGTCTCTTCGCGCTTGCCAGTTCAGATGTAACGAGATGTTCCATTAGGGCGAACGGATTAGAGGTTATTATCCGCTGCCGTTTCTTCTGAAAGAACATCGGGAAGCCGGATGTTCTGTCATCGACGACGCGCCCTTCACGAAACGCTGGATGTGGGGACGGCATGCTCTAAACCTCTGCTGCTTCGAGTCCACTGATGTCGACGCAAAACGCTCGACATCCTATTGCTCGACGATACCTGCCTCATTAGAATGCTCCGCGGCTATGAAGGGACTTAGCCAGTCCACGAGGTCTTCCAGTTGGCTGCAATCTGGCATTCCGACAGGTTCGTATGGCTTCAACTCCATTACGGATTGCCAGAATGCTTCGCACGAACGGCGCGGGTAGTCGACCGCGTATGAGAGTCTGTAATTATCAACGATGCCGTAGTGATGAGTATGCACAAATGAGGACCACGTTTGCCGCAGCGTCGATTCGTCCTGAATGTCAATGATCTCGGTCTGCTCCAGATTTCTTTCCTCTGCTTTGCCCCAGGCCGACCTCAGTAATTCAATTGCCGCCACGTCGGCAGTCGGCGCGCTGTATCCAAACACGGTGAAGAAGTACGCAGCTTTCATCGATCGCTGCATGTCGATCCATTCGTGCCGGAGCACTTCGTCACTCGTGTAGTCCTTGTCTGCTACAGGGAAAAGCAGGCGCGATTGCTCAAATGTCCCCCCGCACTTCCTGCACGTGGCGCCCACTGGGCCCTTGATAGGGTCTCGCTGACAGTATCCAACGGCGACATTTCCATGAAGGAACGCCACACGCGGGACGGGTGCATACCGAGAAACACGACAGGCCGCGGCCCACAAGAACGGATCCCAGTTGAATGTTGCGATCATGTCCTTAGCGCGCAGCGAGAGCACCATGATGTCGTAAAGCGTTGGTCCTGGCGATAATTCCAGATTCGTGAAGTAGCTGACGACACGCTTCTCAATGTGACTGCGCAGCGCACCTCCGTCGTCGCGTGCAGCAATTTCCTGAAATAGTAGCTCGAAGTTGCGATCGACATTTGCAATTCCGAACTGTCGAAGTTCGGCTCGCAACTCAAGCACGTCGACGAAGTCCTTCATAACAGGCAACCGCCGACCCCACCTATCTCCGTTCGGAAACGCCGCGCGGCTCGCCCCAGCGCCCAGCAACAGTACGTGTGGGCGGCCGAACTTCGTATTCGCGATCAGATCTTCGTTGCCATTGATGGGGCACTTCACGATAGGGCACTTCCCAGCTTGCTAGCACCCAGATTCAGCACCAAAGACGGCCGGCACGTGCCGTGCGCAAGCACGGACCACGATAGGCGGCTTCGTCTGCTGCAAGATCTGGAGAGATCGGCATCAGCGCTTTCAAGTCCGCGCACCGGCCTCATGTCGCCAACAGGTATCGCGTCCACCCTGCTCATGAAGTGCCCTGGTCTTTTCGCAGGATCAGCCTCGCGACGACGTATGCGGTTGAGGTACTAATCACCGACGCGACAAGGTCGACAGGGTCAAACGTGTAGTGCACCCGCGCTAGGACGCCAGGGCGCGGAAGCAATTGGACAAGCTCCAGCATCACCGACGTTGCCGCCACAAGAAGCGTGACTTGACCCAGGCTCAAGCGTGATATGCGTCCCGTGCTGGACAAGAGCAAAAACAGGAGCCCGGCCGGACCTAGGATGCTGGGGGCAACCCCGACCACCGCACCGCTCTCTCCGTGAGGCGCCAGGCGCAAGAGCTTGATCGGGAGTATCGCGAACAGAAGCACCATGCCCGCCCATCCAAATACGCGCTCGTTGGCGATAGAGGTTCTTCTGCGCTCGCGCATCATTCAGATCGTCCACAACTACGCGGTCTTCCGGGCCGCCACATCAGCACCACGGGGCGTCCTGCTTCAAGGTAGCTCTCCAGTCGATTGACAAGGAACCCGGGCACCTCCATTGCGAAATCGTCTCCGAAGCCAATTGCCGCATAGAATTTGCGCAAGTGAGAATATGGGATGCACCAGCACCCTCGCAAACCTAAATGGCTCTCCACGGAAGCGAGCAGAGCGCTTCCAATCCCCTGTCGCCGAAAGCGCTCATCGACATACATTCCGCGCAGGACCAAGTGGCCGTTCTCGCTGGCGACACGAACTGCGGCGACCATTTTCCCTCCCATGCGACCCCCAATTACGGTGTCGCTGGCCCCAATGCCGCCACCGTAGCCAACACGGCAATAGAGCGCAGCCACCTCGCCGTGTTGCTTCGCAGCTACCTCGCTTACCTCAAGCACCGGAGGCTCCTCTGACTAACACCTGATTCAGCAGTGGGCGCTGTTCGCGCGGGCCGCGCGTTGCACCGACCGTGACGGCCGCGACCATCCGCTGCGACCTGAGGTTAGGCAACTATCTCCGACTCAAGGTGCTTGCACCCTAATCCCAGGCGACATTGCCCGAAGATCACTCAGGAATGCGACCGTATCAACAGGCGCGATCTCAATGGATGCCCGACCGCGTCCGTATTCCAACCTGATTCGGTCACACGACAGGGCGGCACTGGATGCAATGCTATGGATGCGCGATACGGCGCGAATGTCCTGCACCGGTATGACCCACCGCAGCAGCCCATGGCGCACGCACAGTTGGCCGTCGCCCAGATCGTAATGTGTCCGGATTAGAAGCAACAAGACAAACACGCCCGCCCCGACAATCACCAAGAAACCTGCTGATTTCACAATCGCCCCGGCGGACGATTCAATTAGCGCGGGAATGGATGCGACACAAAGTGTCACTGTTACCGACAACATGATTACTGCCCACCTATCGCGCTTTCCTTGATATCGCCTCATAGAGTCCCCCTCTTGCTCCGTTATCACTGTCCGCCTAACACCTTCCGCCGCCGCCAATGTACTTCATGGCCATGACGCGCGTTTCTTCGGGGTAGTGCGACTAGCTGCGCTATGGCCTTCTCAGGCGTCTGACTGCAACGAGGAGCAGCGTCTGGGTGAGGGCGCTTACAGGTACGGCAACCCAGACAACTGTCCACTCGAGCGCGAGGTCGGGCTCCACCCCCTGCATTATGTCGAGGAGTGCCAGGAACTCGGCGGCGATCAGCACCAGGCCAAGGCCGCCCAATCCGATGGCTGCCCCGATGAGCTTCTGTGCGTAGCGCATGCAACCTCCGTCTGGTTCGTGATTCTGACACCTTGCTTCAGGAGTGAGCCCGGATGCCGTTGGGCGTGTGCAATCTCCGACCGTGACAGGCGGCTTCGTCTGCTGCAAGCTTTGGTTAGGCTGCCGCGCCACTGCAACTCCAATCCCTAGAACGCCCACGAGACCTGGCCGAGTACATATTCCACGCGCCGGTCGTCCAGCACCAAGATCCGCAGCGAAGCCTTTACATCAATCTATCGGCGCACGGACACTTCCTACCTCTCGAAAGGTGTCCTAGAATTTACCTCGCGATCGGCACCACACGCGCGGTATCGCCTTCAAATCGTATTTCGTAATCGTAGCAGTACTCAGCCTGAAAATCGGTGTAGTATGGTACTGGAATATCGCCCCAAGTAAGTGCCAGATCTGTCACACCGGTCGGGATTACTCGTCCTTCAGTAGACACCCCACCCTCCACTTCGCCAAAATTCAGTGAGGTGCCATCGCTCATCTCTACGTAGGCCACAACGATTCCTGACGTGTTATTCACAACGGCTATCGTTGGGTCCTCTTCATCACAGCCGCAGCCAGCCAGGGCGAAACAGAGTACAGAAGCCAGAACTGGAAAAACCGGCCTTCTCCAACTCGACAGCGTTCCATGCGTCAATACGATGCTCCTCAGCGATTACGGCGCACCACGAAACCAGGACCTACACTTGCCTAACACGAATTGGCCGACGGCGGCATCAGGTGGGCAGCCCGCCAGAAAACTATCGGCGTCGATCCCGGCCGCAACCGGAATTCAGGTCGATTCCCGGGCACTGTCGTCGAGATTCGCTGGTCAGAATATCAGATCAGCCCCGGCTTGAAATCACCCTGATCTTACCATTTCACCCCTGCGTGGTCAAAACCCCCGTTCCGCCCCGACACATCAATCACCCACGGGGTACATAACCAAGAGAAGGACACTCTGCGCTTTAGGCAGGGCCCAGGTTTCGCCCCGGGAGTGACGATGTTCCGCCGCGAGGCGCTTGAACTCGGCAGGTACAAGCGCGATCCCGACCGCTGGCAGACCGAGTTCGGCCGCTGGGTGGCCGATTTCGGCGTGCCCCGGATCGTCGCCGTCTTGGGCCAGGACCCGGACCTGCGTGTCACGAAACACGCCGTCTACCACTGGCTGAAGGGGTACGCACCGCGTCCCGACAGGGCGCTGGCCCTCGTCGAGATGTCCCAGGGCCGCCTCACGCTCGATGCCATCTACCAGCACGGCCGGCAGATGAGGCAGTCCGAGGGCGACGCCGGAGGCCCGCAGTGAGGATCGACCTCCAGATCGACTCCGCCCCTCTGGTCCTGCGCCTGCAGAACGGCCAGCGTCGCCTGGCCTACGCCGTCGTCAACGCCATCAACAACACCGCCAAGCGGATCCAGGCCGTCGAGCGGCGGCGGGTCGAGGAAGAGTTCACGGTCCGCAAGAAGGAGTTCATCAGCCGCCAGGCCGCGGTCATCAAGCCGTTCGCCAACGTGCAGCAGGGACGGCCCTACGCTGAGATCGGGGTCGGGCAGAAGCCCCGCCTGCTGCTGTCCGCCTTCGAGCGCGGAGCCGAACGCAAGCCGTTCACGCAGGGCGCCAGACGTGTCGCCGAGCCCGTGGTTGGTGGACCCGCCCGTCCGCAGTTCGCAGCGCAGGTCACGCCCGAACTACGCGTCGGCCGCCTCCGCTTCGACCGCACCAAGACCGGCCGAAGCCGGGTCGGCGTCACGCGCACCAAGACTTACCTCGTGCCCGAGGTCGGGATCTTCCAGCGCATCAGCCCGACCGCGACGCGCCTCGTCTACTTCTTCGCCAAGGGCAAGAAGATCAAACCGCGTCTGCACTTCGTCGAGACTGCCGAGAAGGAAGCGGACAAGTGGTTTCGCGAGGAGATGGAGCAGGAAGTCCTGGGCGCCATCGCCCGGGCGAAGGGACGGGGCCTGTGAACCCGAGAAGCCAGCACGCTCTGCTACGTCGGCGGAGCGCCACAACCATAACTGACGATGCCATAGGTACTTCCGGCGCTATCCACCGCGGGTGCCGGCGACCTCGGCCCTCGTAGCGTGGGAGAGTCATGAAACAAGTTACCACCGACACCAAACGTTCCAGTTCCGAAACGCCCACGACGGCCGCGGACGCGCCTGA